GAAGAAGCCTTGGCATGCGGGGCGCCGGTCGTGTCATATTCGGTCGACGGACAGATGGTGCAAAAAGAGCCTACGTCAACGTGGCTCGCCGAATTGGATGCAAGGATTGCAGATCTACGATCCCAGGCAGGCAGTGGCCTTGCTGGTCGCCGTAATCTTGTGAGGTTCAGATATGACTGATCTTCGCAAGCGAATTGATGACGCATCGCATCAAACACGACTGGATCGGATGATCGCAGCTGTGAGCCCTGCACTCGCATCAAGGCGAGTGAAAGCGCGTGTCGATCATGAGTTGCGTCTTGCAATGGCGCAGCGAGCCGCGGAACGTTTCACAGCATGGGAAGCTGCAGACAACGATCGGCTGCGCGGAGAGAGATGGGTCGTTAGCCGGCATAGCAGCAACGATCAGCTTCAGGACGAGCTAGAGCGATTGGTGGAGCGGGCACTGGATCTGTATCGCAACGACAGTTTCGCAGCATCGGCCATCAATGGGCGAGTGGACAACGTTATCGGGGGAGGCATTCGCCCACAGTGCCGCGTGCAGCCAGAGCGCGGAATTCTAACTCCAAAGCAGGCCGAAGAATTCCGGTCAATGTCGGAATGGTATTTCACGAAATGGGCGGAAGCTGAGCAGTTTTGGGACAAGCAGCGGATGCTCGAAAGATGCAACAGCATTTGGGGCGAATCATGGCTCCACATGGCAGACGACAGTAATCCGGCAAAGCCTACGACACTTACGGTTTCTGTGATCAATCCAAGCCGCATTCCTGTCGTTACGTTGGCGAAGCAGCGACCAGACGAACGAAGACGCCTTGGTATTAGGCTTGATCAGCAAAACAGGCCGTTATCTGCGTTTGTGCGTCGTAGTCTTCCGTATGACAGTTATCAGATCGATCTGACAGAAGATGAAGTCAGTTTGGAGGATTTGCTGCATTGTTATGAGGAGCAGACGCCGGGGCAACTGCGAGGAACGCCTTGGCTGGCACCAGCAATGGCAAAGCTGAAAGACCTGAAAGATTTCGTGTACGCAAATTTAATTGCTGAGCAGGTTGCAGCGTGTCATGGAGCATTCATTACAGGCGTGACCGATCCCGTGACGCTGGCTGAGGCTGGAAGAAGCCGCAGCAATCTCGAAGACTTGGCACCGGGTAGCATCCAATACCTAGCAGACGGCGAAGGGATCGCGTTTAGCGATCCAGCACGTCCCGGCACGACCCTTGCGCCGTACGTTGAATGGGCATTGCACGGCGTTGCTGCATCATTGAGATACCCATATGAGTTGCTGGCAAAGCAATTCACGAACAATTACAGCGGCGGACGACTGGCATTGATTGATGGTCGCATCACGTTCAAGGTCTGGCAAAGCATCCTTATAGAGCAAGTCTTTCGAAAACTATGGGCACGCTTCATTGATCGTGCCGTGATCCAAGGATTGCTGCCTATTGATCCAGTGAAGTACGAAGAAAACCGAGATCATTTCCTGCAACATCAATGGATTCCGCCGGGATGGCCGTGGGTTGATCCACAAAAAGAAGTACAGGCCGATATTTTGGCGATTGAAGCGGGCCTGACGACGCAGACGGAAAGCCTCGCCAGTCGTGGCCGGGACTTCGACGAGACACTGCAACAGATCGAGCGTGAGCAGCGAGCAAAAGCGGATATGGAAGCCAGGATGATGGCCTACCGTGCGGATCTGGAATTAGATCAACCAGATTTGCCAGATGATCCACAAGACGACGAGCAGGGGAGCGGAGCGGATTACAGCACCGTTTCCACGCTGGCCGTCGCCAAAAAGTACACCGGCATTGACTTCACGCCTCCGGCGGGAGTGCGTGCGGAAGCAAAACAGGGTCTTGACTGGCGACGTGAGCACAAACGAGGTGGAACGGCTGTGGGCATTGCACGGGCACGAGACCTGAGCAATGGTAAGGCCATGAGCCCGAGCACGATCATCCGCATGGTTTCCTTTTTTGCACGCCACGAGGTAGACAAACAAGGACAGGGGTTTAGTCCCGGAGAGCCAGGGTATCCAAGCAACGGCAGGATCGCTTGGGCATTGTGGGGCGGAGATCCAGGCAAAGCATGGAGTGGCAAAGTCAAAAAGCAGATGGAAGCAAGGGATAAGTCAAAATGAAGACAATCCAAACGCTGACAGATCCTGGCATATTTCGCACTGATCGCTTGCCTGCACCGCCAGTGCGAGTTGATCGCAAGGCAAACGTTATTTTTGGCGCCTCACTGATGCAGGTCGGCAATCTGAACGACAGCGAGGTGAGACCGTGGGCAGTTGATGCAAAGACGCTCGATCAGGCGTTGTCGCTTAGCACACGAAGCAAAAACGGACTCAAAGCGCGATTTACGCATCCGAATATGTCGGCGGATGGCATGGGGAGTTATCTGGGGCGATGGAAGAATTTGCGAATTGATGGCGACACATTACGCGGCGACCTGCACATTGCAGACGCGGCATTTACGAGTCCGCAGGGTGATTTGGGGAATTATGTGATGGATCTCGCGGAATCCGATCCAGAGTCGTTTGGCGTCAGCTTGGCGACAAAACTGGATCAAGGAGACCTGCAGGCATTTACCGCAACCAATGATGCAAAGCCAAAAGCAGAGCGTGAAATGTGGCCGATGCGATTTGCTGCCATCAAGGCCGGTGATGTGGTGGATGATCCAGCTGCCACACGAGGCGGCATGTTTTCACTTGAGGCAGATTTGCGAGACCTTCCAGCACAGGCAACGGCCTTGCTGAGTACATATTTTGGCGATGCGGAGCCTGAAGTGGTCCGGGGCCGCATTTTAAGTTTCTTGGACCGCTATTTTACAACCAGAGGAGAACAGGCAATGCCTGAGAATCCAGAGACAGAGCCGGTGCCAACGGAAACGGCGGCAGATGAACAGCCTATTGCGGCTGAACATACCGAAGAAACGCAGCCAGCTGAACCGGTATCCGACCTGTCAGCATCTGGAGTGCCGGAAATTGCCATCACGGCAACCGCAGATTTGGCACAGAGTGAAAGAATTCGATGCAAGCAGATCCGGGCTCTATGTGATCTGGCTGGATGCGGCGACAAATTCAATGCGTTTGTTGATGCTGGGTTCAGCGTTGAGCAGGTGCAGTCTGCGTTGTCATTGATTCTGCCGCAGAAAAATCCTGCACTTGGAATCGTCATCGACAACCAGAAAGATGACCCGCATGCAGATTTGCGTGCTGAATACCGAGAACTGGCATCGCAAAAGATGACCTTTGGGATGTCAGAAGAAGAGTATGTGAAACATGCCCGAAAGGCATGATTGTGTCCCTGTTGTTTTCTTTTCTAAGGAGCTGCGGCAATGGCCGTGACTGAAAATCAGATTGTGAAGCGACAGGACGGCACACGACGTTCCTATCCCGTCGCGGCATCGGTGAAGATTTACGAAGGAACGCTGGTCTTTTTGACGGCAGCTGGATACGCCACTGACGTGACAGCAACTGGCGTGAACGGATTTGTCGGCATAGCAGTTGAACAGGCCGACAATAGCAGTGGCAGTGCAGGCGACATTGTCATTGAGGTATGGTCAGAAGGCGATTTCGAACTCACTGGCACTGGCTTTGCGCAGGCAGATGTCGGCAGCAAGGTCTACGCCGAAGACAACTACACCATTGGCGTTTCGATTAGTTCGGCAAGTGTGCCGATTGGCATGGTGACAAAGTATGTTAGCAGCACCAAGTTGATCGTATCGATTGATCCGGTGAACGTTGGAGCCCTGCCAGTTGCTGCACTGACGACAATCACCCATACAGCACCTGGAACGCCGGACTACGCACTCCAGGATCTGACAAGCAGTACGCCGTTTGGCTTTGCCACGAAAGATGAAGGCAACAGCCTTCTGTCTGTTGTGAAGAATCTGCAGATCCGCGTCTTGGATCTGGAAACCAGAGCATCCTGAGTTTGGTTTGTCGCGTTTTTTGTGACCTTGTTTGAAGGAGTTTTCAGCTATGGCACTTGATACAGCCAAAGCAATCGCGGCGAGCCGAAGTGTGACCGCGAAGTTCAACCGTGAGGCCGAGGCCGTTCGGTTGTTTTATCCAAACATTTGCACCGTTGCACCAAGTGATGGAGCTGATGAGCAATATGGCATTCTTGGTGCAATGCCTGCAATCCGGGAATATCTCGGCGACAGGCAATACACCAAGCTGCGGGGAGCAACCTATACCTTGGCCAACAAGGAATGGGAAGGCTCATTGATGATCGAGAAGAAAGATGTGGCAGACGATCGGCTTGGAATGTATGACGGGGCGATCACCACGTTGGCACAGCGTGCTGCAAGGCATGCTGACAAACTGTTGATGCAGGCCATCGTCAACGGAGAAAGCACGGCTTGTTTCGATGGGCAGTATTTCTTCGACACAGACCATTCGTGGGGATCAAGCGGCACGCAGGACAATGACCTGACGTACGCGGCGGCAACAGGCACGACGCCGACAACGACTGAGTTTTTGCTTGCCTATGAAGCAGCACGATCTGCGATGATGGGCTTCAAAGACGACAATGGCGAGCCATTGCATGAGGATGTGCTGACTGGCCTGAACTCCGGAATGCAGTTTGTCGTATTGGTGCCTCGGCAGCTGGAGATTGTTGCGAAAAAGGCATTCAATCAGCAGCTGATTGGTGGCGGCGATTCAAACATCGTCGTTGATCGTCCGGAAGTTGTCATGAGCACGCATCTGCCGGCAACCGACAAATTTTATCTGTTGCGAGTGGATGTGCCTCTGCGACCGTTCATTTTCCAGGCTCGCGAGACTCTCAGCGCCAATGTGCAGGGCGCGGAAGACATCAACAAGAAGCACCTGGAGATGGGCACCTATGCACGTTACAACGTGGGATACGGAGCATGGTGGAATGCGGTTTTGACCACATTCACATAATGGCGGTGTAAATTGAGCAACACCGGCAGCGACGGCTGCCGGTGGCTGCCATCGCATCCGCCATGCGGTGGTGGCATTTTTTGGCGGCGGAGTTACAAGGCATAACAATGGCACTGAAAAGCATCACAGTAACAAAAGGACCGGCGGCATCTGGTGAGGTGTTTGCGTTTCGCGTGGGCGAAAAAAAGCCTAGCGATAAAAAGGTCGGCAAGTTGGAAATTGGTGAACAGCCAAAACGCATTGACTTACAGGCATCATCCGCAGTGGAAGCTAAACTGGAGCAGGTCGTCATCGATCTGATCGGGAAAAAATATCTTGCGGAGATCAGCCGCGAGGAAATGCCAGAGCAGCAGGCGAAAAGTCGATGAATTTACGCGAGATGATGGCCCATGATGCGTCTGCAATCCTGTGCACTGATGAGCTCGGTGAGCAGGCAACATGGACGCCATATGGCCAGACATCTGGAATTCCAAGAACGGTGCGCCTGATCGAGCAGCCAGATCTGCAAACGATCAGGCGAGCGTTCGTGTGGACACTGGCAAAAGGCACTTCGACAACACAAGGGGACTTGTTTCGCATTAAACGCGGATCAGTCACGATGACATGGCGAGTGCTTTATACAGATCCTGCAGAGACGGCACTGCAACGATCACATTGCCATCTGCAGCTGTCGGATACGCTCAAAGTGGTAAGAAAAGTGAAGCACAAACGACCTAGTGGAGTCGATGCGTCAACGCCGGAGCAGGTGTCAACGTCATATCGCTGCCAGTGGTTTCAATCATCAGCAGAGATTGACGTAAGCAACAGGCGCAGATCAATGCAGGGGGAATGGTATTGCGTACTAGAAACGGTTCCAGAACTAGATACTGACACGACGTTGACTGACTCATCTGGCAGAGCGTTTCAGGTAGAGCGGCTTGAGCGAGGATTCAATCGCGATGAATTGCCATATCTGATCTGCACAAGGGCGGACGCATGAGCATAAAGCGAATTGATCGAACGATCCAGATGATGAGGGAATTGGAAAAGCAAACAGCAGACGCACTTGAACAGGCTGCGTTGAAGCTGCAGGCGATTTCAAAGGAGGCGGTGAGTCGTAAGTATGTTAAAAGGCCGAGAACACGAATCACCGCACGTCAATAGGCAGTGTTTGACAAACGCCGCAAAGCGATTGGAAGAAAGTATTTTGTGAGCTTGCCAGCAAAGAGAAAACGGAATGGCACGACGCAAACGTAAATCGCTGGCAAAAAGGCGAATTCGCAAGGCAGTCAAGCGAGTAAAAAAGACCCTTCGAGGGGTAAAAAAACTAAGGACACAAATTCGAAAGAACAAAAAGCGAAGACAGGTTCACGCAAGGAAAGTACTAAGGGCTCAGCAACGAGAAAGAACACAACTGGATCTATCTGGATCTGTAGATATTTCTGCGGCCAGAGTGACGCAAGCATCTGCGGAAGCAGGCGCAAGCAGACCAGGAGAGCCGCCAAAACTGCGAAGCGGAAAAGGCCGAGCATCAATCAAGGCACAATTGAGACTGAAAGGCAAAAAGCTAGAAAGTCGTGTTTACGTTGACAAAAAAGTCGCTCCTTACATGGCCATGTGGGAGTTTCGAAAAGATGGCGAGGGTAGACCGTTTTTAAGGCCGTCAGTTGAAAACAACAAAGATCAGTTCGGAAAACTCATCGGCAGTGAATTGAAGCAGGCAAACAGAGGCGGACGTAAAAAGGCGGTCGTGAAGTGACAACAGGTCTCGATCAATGTCTGATGGAATGGTGGCGAGATACGGATGCTGTATCGGCCATGATTCCATCAGAACGTGTTTCGAGTGAGATACAGCAGATCAACGAGGCAGTCGAATCTGATGATGATTCTGACGGGCGTTTTGATGATTGTGCCGTGTTCCAGATTGCATCCGATCCACACTGGCGAACAAACAGCGGGCGAGGTTGGAAATCACAGGTCAAGATGTCAGTTCTGTCCGTAGATTATGATCGATCGAAGGGCACTGCACAAAAGCTGGAAAGGGCATGGGACGCGGCAACGTTTACCGGGTCTGAATCGTCGATCACATTTTGCCGGTCAATTGGGCTGAGTGGAACTCAGGACGAAACGACAGGTATTTGGGATCATACAGTAAGTTTCGAAATCAATCACACTGGAGTCTAAGCAATGGCAGATTATACGGTGACAGCCGCGAGCGTAGTCAAGACATCGACAACATCCATCAGCGAAGGCATTGCGGGAGCGACTGTGACAGCTGGTCAGGCAGTGTACATCGACACTGCAGACAGCAGCAAACTGAAAGGCTGTGATGCAGACGCACAGGCTTCGAGCGTATGTGCGGGAATTGCACTGCATGGTGCGGCCAATGGCCAGCCGCTGAAATATGCAACAGGAGGCAGTTTAACATTCAATTCTGCATTTGCGGCTGGAGATGTGGTGTGTGTTTCCACTACGGTTGGCGGATTGGCTCCGTATGCCGATCTTGCATCTGGCGATTTTATCACTGTGATCGGCATTGCGACTAGCGCAACAAATCTGCGAATCGCAATCAATGCCAGTGAAACAGCAAAATGATGGCACTTGGTATTTCACTCAATTCATAAATAAAGGATTATCAAAATGCCAGCAGGGACACCTCTCACCGGCAATACAATGACCCTGAAGAAATCAGGAACTGCGGTCGATCACACTGGCAAGTGGACGGTCAAAGGCACCGCAGCAAAGGGCAGATACGCAAGCAACAGCACCAGCGGCGGTCGAAAGACGACGATTGGCGTCAAAGACTGGTCAGGATCAGCGACAGTTATGATTCATGACGGCGGAACAATGCCGTTTGTCATGGGGACGGAATACTCTGTCGTTCTACACGGCACGGCAAGCAGCGACACCATCACTGGTACAATCATGGTTACAGATGTCGGTGACATCACATTTGATGCGGATTCCGGCGAGCCTGTGACTTGTGACTTTACGTTTGATTTCCAAGGCATTCCAACAGGAGCAGGAGCGTTTACGCTGTCCTGATGTGAGGTATCCAATGGCGGATGGATTATTCAATCTCTGCGGTAGACGTACCGTCGAGTTATCCAAAGATGCAAAACGGTATCGGCTTGAAGTTCGCGCACTGGCCGATTATGCAAAAAAAGAGGAAGCCATTCTGGCTCGCGTCGGCAATCCGTACGCAGGCATTGATAGCATCAAAGACCGGAACACGCAGCAGATGGCACTGAAAATTGCTGCTGATACGGCATCGCGGCCTTTGATTGCAACAATGGTGGACGAAGACAGATTCGACCGTTCCATGCGAGGGCTGGCATGGTCAATCTGGAGAGCAATGGGAACGCATCACGCAACCGAGTTTCCACAGGATCTGCCAATCGAGCAGGGAATTCAACTGGGCGCCGATTTCATCGACTGGTTTGGCGATGTTGGTGAGGTCGTCAATGCCATACATCGCATTGAAGAAAAGGCAGAACTGGGAAACTCAAATGGCCCGACGGAAGCGGGGGCATCGGGCCAATAACGCGCAGGACTGTGCCGTGGGCAATGGTGTTTCGAAACGTTGCAGAGAAGTACGGTTGGACCTTTGATGAAATCGGACGTATGACGATGTACCAAGTACTCGTCGCGGCTGGCGCATGGTGTCCAGAAGATATCTTTGAGAAGAGGCCAAGCTGATGGCGATCACCGTACAAGAAGCACAGGTCGTGTTTTCCGCCGATGGATTGAGCCAAGTCAAGACCAAGGCTGGAGAAGCTGGTAAAGCACTTGACCGCACGACCACATCTGCAGCAGCGCTAGTCACGCGACTGAAAAGCGTGCGATTTAGTCTAGGCGGCCTTGGATCACTGTTAGCGGGCATTGGTGCCGGCACAGCTGCGACCAAAATGATGAGTCTCGCAGCCGGAGCAGAGCAAACGGCAATCGCCTTTGAGGTATTGCTTGGGTCGGCATCAGACGCAAAGCAAATGATTGAGTCGATGCGAGAGCTGGACATGAAAACTGTGTTCGGGATGCGCGAACTATCAGATGCAGCAAAAATGCTTCTGAATTTTGGTGTTGCTGGCACCGAGGTCGTGCCAATATTAGCGAGGATTACAGATATTGCGGCAGGTGATGCGCAGAAGCTAGAAGGCATGGCCAGAGCGTTCGGGCAAATGTCTGGCGCCGGTCGATTGATGGGTCAAGACCTCAATCAGATGATCAATGCAGGCTTCAGCCCATTGCAGGAAATCAGCAAAAGAACTGGCGAGTCGATGATGGTGCTGAAAGCCAGGATGGAGGCAGGGCTCATTTCAGTGGCTGAAGTCAAGCAGGCATTTGTTGACGCGACATCTGCAGGCGGTCGATTTGCAAACATGAATGACAGGATGAGCAAAACGACTGGCGGGCAATTTCTAAAACTGCGTAGTGAAATCGAACTGTTGGCAATTGCAATCGGAACAGAATTGCTGCCAGAAGCAAACAAATTGATTGAATCTGCGAGGTCATTATTTGATCGCACTGACAACATTAAATCTGCATTTGGAGCAATGAAAGACGCGGTCAAAAACTGGTTTACTGAAACACAGGAGAAGTTTGAAGGCGTCGGCATTGTGATCGGGGTCACAGCAACTCACATGGCAGACGTGTTCAAAACCGCATTCAGCGATATGCAATCAGTTGCAGCGGCTGCATTTAAGTGGATTACTGATAATGCGACTATGATGGTAGACAATCTTGGAATTCGCATTGAAAGAATGAAGCTGCTGATGGGTCTGCAGGCGGGCCCAGAGGCGATGCAGCCATTGCGAGAGTTTGCGCAGTTCGAAATGCCTGACGTAAAGTCTGGCGACGCCGGGATGACATTATCAGAGAAGATCCGCGCGGAAATTGAGGTGGCAAGAAAGATCAAAGAAGAAGAGGCAGCAAAAAAAGCACAGCCGCAGGCGCAAGGGCCGGACCTGTCAGTCTTGCAAAATGAGTTACAACGTTCACCAAGACTCGCCGCAAGGCGTGAGCAAGTGCGATTTGGAGAATCGCGAACATTTTCAGCCGAGGCTCTGTTTGCAAGCCTGCGGGACACCGCACTTAGCAAACAAATCAATCTTGCATCAAAAACGCTGGACGTTCAGCAACAGCAATTGATCGCTCAGCAGCAGATGGCCAACGGAATCAATAATATCAACCTGGGGCTTGCGTAATGTCAATTTCGGTGCCATTTGTAGAGCACGAAGATAGTCCAATTGAAAGCGGGAATCGTGATGGCGATTTTCAGTTCAGTCGGATTTTCGTATGCAAGTTTGATGATCGTTGGCAATTTCTTCAGGGCATTTTCACGGGCGGGCCACTTGGTTTCCCGATGGAGTATTCGCCGTTATTTCCAGGCATGTTTGCCGACACGTTCCAAATCGAAAAAATTGCTCCAAATCCGCGACAATCCAATATCACAAATCCTCAATACCAATATCTGACGCACAACACCGATGCGAAAATCACCATCGGTTACAAGCGAATGACCTTCGAGAACAACATCCTCATCGAATACGAGCAACAGGAGCAGGGTGAATTTGTTACAGTGCCAAGCCGAGGACTGAAGTGGCTGAGCGACAACACACAATTGCCTCCAGATGTTGCGGCGGCATATCCAACAACCACTACGCGCCACGTCATAACATGGAGCCAAGTCAGAAATCCACCGTGGCAAACACTGGCCGAGTGCATCAACAAAGTGAACTCGGTCCCGTTTCGAATTCCTGCGACCAATCAATGGCTCAATACGGGAACATTGTTGTTCGCAGAGCGGTCAGCATCGACCTCTTTGACAATTGATGGGCTCACAACGTGGAAGCTGACATTGACGTTTTTGGAAAAGGCTCAAACATCATGGAGCCTGACTGGTGGTGCAGCGATTGGTAGCGGCAGCGTGTATGGATGGAATTGGCAATGGAGAGATGACATCGGCGATTTTGATGCGCCGATTAGCAAGACTGGCGCCTATACGTTTCAATCAACGGATTTACGCAGGATCTTCGCGTAATGCAAAACGCGCAACCGCGAATTGAACCATTTGTGAAGGGAGAGCGGCTATCAGCTGCAAGACTCAATGAGCTTGCAGATATGGTTAGTCGCTTGATCTGGCAAAAGCAGCACGCCTATGGCGCAGCATTTGGAACACAACAGCCGCTAAACATTCAAGTCATTCTCGACGCGGATCTGTATGCTGCAGTGGACACAAAGGACGATCCATCGACAGCACAAGCCTCGGTGCTGGTGCGTCGCAATGATCGATTGGTAAACTCAGGACGCAAAATCACGATTACGAATCGATTCGAAAATATCAGCGTCGATGCCGGCACCTACGGTAAGGCAGAATGGATTGACGGCGAATGGCAACTGTATGCTGCGGATTGTCCAGGTGGGTCGATTTCCGAAAGCGGATCGGTGGCCAGTCAATAACCGCATACGGCACCTCCTGAGAGTTTGTAGCTATGCTAATCGGATGCTGTCATTGCGGAGAACCATCGGAATCGGCCCCGTCTGGATCTGTCCCGCCGTCCGAGTCTGTTGCCTCATCTGCGGCTGTATCGCAGGCATCACAATCCGTTGTATCGTCGGGCTCAGTCTACATTCCTCCGGGCGATTGCGGTGCCTGTGATGGCTCAAATGGGTATCGGCCTTCGCAATTTGAGATTACATGGAATTTGGTCGATCAATCGCCACCGTCTGATTTGTTTGACATTTGGACGCAAACTGGCGGCTGCTATGAATTTTATCAAGGGCCGTTTCAGGTTAACGAAAACAACGGGAAAGCGTTCAATGATATCAACGTGAACGGGCTACCTCCGGGCGCCATTGAGTGTTTATATGGCACGGATGCGTACCCTCTCTATTCCAGTAGTTGCGCCGCCGCAGAACCATTCAATTCAACAAACTGTCGCGCGTATCTATGGCTTGTCAAAAATGACACGGCAGATTATCGAATCTACGTGCTAATCTATTGGGTCAATGAAGGAGG